GAAATGCCGAGGAGGTCCATGACATCGCGCTTGCGGAGCGTGCGGCGTTTAATAGGCACCTCCTCCGGTAACATGGAGCCGCCCTCCCTCCACATTGCCGACTCCAGAAGTGAGGAGGTAGCGGAGGCAGTCGATGGGGTCTTTGCTGGCGCCTTTCTGGCCGTCGGTGCCGGTCCACTCCTTGAGGGCCCAGATGGTGTTGGTGCATGCCTCGGAGATATAGAGCCGAGGGGCATTCGTGTGGTCGATGGGGTTTTCTTCGTCATAGTAGAGTGCGTTGTTGATGAGGCCGACGCCTTCTTCGATGTTTTCGCCAGGGCAGGATCGGAAGGACATGCCGACATCTTCGAGTTCCTCGAGGAGGGTGGTGGATTGCTCGCGGGTGCCGGCGACGGTGGTGTTCGCATACCTTGAGTCTATCCAGCGCTCAAAAATCTTGACCTTGTCGTGGGCTTCCATGCGCTCGATCTCGGCCTTGTAGGCGAGCAGGCCGAAGCCGAAGGATTTCTGCCCTTCGCCTGCTTCGCCGTCGGCTTTCTTGCCGCTGCTGATCGCCCACGGTCCGGCGTAGCCGACGCCTTCGATGTAGGTGTCGGTCTGCGGCCACTCGCGGTAGACCCACGCCCGCTCGGCGGCGTCCACTCGGATCCAGAGCATGAACCAATTCTTCCCGCCCGCGGGGTCGCAGAAGAGGTAGTTCGTGCCTTCCTGGGGAATCTGGTCGGCCTTGACGACATGCACCGACTCGCGGAAGCGGGGGAAGCGCGTGGCGGCGGCCTTGACGGGGACGCCGTAGGCGCGGCAGAGGATTTTTTCGCGGGGCTGCTTGGCGAGCTCGGTCTTCATGCGGCCGTAGCCTGCCCACGGGTTGTTTTTCGTCTGAAAATAGATGATGCCGGCGTGCCGGCTGGTGCATTCCTGCACGACGGGGACTTTTTCAAATCCTTTGCCGCTTTTTCTCGGCAAAAGCTCGGCATCGCACTCCTCGAGGGTCTTCGCGCCTTGGAGATAGTTTTTTACCGTGGGCGAGTAGCCTTCGATGGGCGTAAATGTGACGAGGAGGATGCCATTTCGGTCGAGAAGGCGGAATCGGATGGTTTCGAGCCAATCAAGGGGGACTAATTCGTCGCACCAGGCGAGATCGATCTCGCCGCCCTCGATGGTGGTGATGTCTTGGGCGTAATTTCGGAACCAGACCTGCGATTTGTTCGGAAGGACGGCGGTATTTTCGGAAAATCCGTTCTTCTGCGTGTAGGAAATGTTGGTGATCTTGCTGCGCTTGGCCGTTCGCAGCTCGGCGGGCATGAAATTCCACACAATCGGCTGCTGCATGGAGATGGAGTTGTCATTCGTGGTCTGGAAGCACCACACGCGGCTCGCGGGTTTCTCGAGCAGGGTGCGGACGACCATTTTCCCTGCCCAAGTGGACTTGCCGGAGCGGTTGCCGCCGAGCACCAAGAGGTCGCGGTAGCGTTTGGCGATTTTTTCGGCCTTCTGCCAGTGCTCGGGCTCGTAGCCGTAGCGGATCGGATCCTCTTTTTCCAAGACAATGCGGCGCTCGCGCTCGGCAAGCAGGGCCTTCGCCGCCTCGAAGTCGGAAACGAAGAGCTCGGGCGGGATAAATGGCAGTAGCGGGTGGGGCGTTTGGGTGAATGTCATAGGGCGGCGAGCTTGTCGTTGATGCGGGTGAGCCAATCGGTGGACTCGGGCTTGGTCTTGCGGGTGCGTTTGGGGCGCTTGGTGGGTTTGGGGGCGGGTTTCTTCGCCCAGGGGAAGGGGCCGGGGCGCAAATCCTCAGAGGTATTGAAGCGGTGGCCGTTCTCGCACCGGCGGCGCCGGAAAAACTCCTCGCCGACCAACCGGCAGGAGACGACGCGGGTAGGGGATTGGCAGGTGGGGCAGGTCACCCCTCATACCCCCCATGCAACAGCGGGTTCGTCTTCGGCTTCACCGCCACCAACGCTCCGCCGGCGTCCACTCCCACCAAGACCGGCTCGTTCGCTCGGTAAAAGGAATTGCTGCGGACCTGCACATTGACGACCTCCTCCTCGAGGACGACCCGCAAAATTCTCGGATTCTGCGGCTGTCTCCCTGGCGCTGTCTTTCCCATCCTCGGCCACTCGGGCGGGGTAGGGGGTTGCTCTTGCTTCGTTTCTTGCTTGTTAGGTTGGGCTTTTTTCATAAAATTTTTCGGGGGCTGGACGAGTGGGGGTAATTTTGCGGAGCCAGCGAACCGACCCCCCTCCCCCCCCTGTCGAGGCCATAACTTCCAATAACCACTCTTGTAGATAATGGACGGATGCTGATGTGCAATGGCTTACGCATTTGGGTCACTATCATCTACATTTTTAGCTCTGTTATTGAGACTGAGCGGGGTGTTTGCCGGGGGCTTCTCCACCTCGCTACTGGTTCCCGAGGGGGTCTCGATCTCATATTCACCATCGATGTCATCGGCCTTCTTCGGAATGCTGTTGATGAGTTCCTCAAACGACAACGCATTGATCTTCTGGTTGATGTTGATGGTGAGCTGCGCGCCACCTTCGCTGTCGCGGATCTTGTCTTGAGCTGTTCCGGCTACGAAGTTGAGCTCGGCCGCTTTCATCTTGCTGACTTGGGTGGGGTCGTTGAGCTTGTCGCGGAGGGCATCGACTGCCAGGCGTCGGACATCCTTCCAGCTTGAAGCGGCGACTTGGGATTCCTTGTCTTTTGTATCGGGGTGGTTAGCAATGATGCGAGAGATGACAGCGGGTTTGACTCCCAGCTTGGTGTTGATAGCTGAGACCGTCATGCCCATGAGGTAGAAGTCGGCGACGATATCGCACATCTGGCGGAACTGCGTGGACATCGCATCCCAGTTGACCGTTTCTTCGCACGCAGCGGCCTGTTCTAGGGCTTTTTCCAGCTTATTGGGCCTTGACCCCATCTCGGACTTGATCGGGGCTTCTGCGCGTTTCTGGAGCTTCCATTCCTTGGCCTCCTCGTAATCCATAGGACAACCGGCATCGAACCACTGCGTGGCGGTCTGGACGCTGACATGGAAATCAGCGGCCAGCTTGGTGGCGATGGAGTGCTTTGTCTCGGGTTTGGCGGATCGTTTGGGTTTCATAAGCGGGCCTTCCAGTCGCTGGCCTCGACGACGAGTCGCCGGGCTTCCTCGAGGGAGTGGAAGTAGACCTCCTGCTCGGTGATATCGCGGTTGTATTCGGGCGGCTCGATGTGGTTGAGCGCCCACCGGAGATAGTCGGCGAGGTCCGAGGCCATGCGGCAGGTGTGGGAGATGCCTGGGTGGTCCTGCCATTCTTTCCCGCAGGCTTGGCATCCGACGAATGGGTCGATGGGTTTTTTGGGGTGGTTCATAAAGTTGAAATGCCGCACAAACCTATTTTGCGGTAAAAGCAGGACGGAAATAACGACGCCGAAAAATTAACTACCGCATAATTATCCCCCCCCTTTAAGGGGGGATTATGCGGCAGTAATTTTGCGGCAGTTATCCTGTGCCGCATAATTTCTATTCTGCGGTCATTCTGCGGTAATTTTGCGGCACTTGGTTTCATGTGGATGTAATAAGAAAAGATCACGCCGCCTTGAGGTTTTGTGCGCCCTGTTTAGACCGGCGCAGGATCCTCTCGATGGTGTCCCGGCTGACTCCATACTTGGCAGTCATCTCGGTATAAAAACCCCGAGCGCCCTTAGGCCATTGTGCGTGCTTCCCGACGATGTCCGTCTCGTCGTAGGCCGAGATTTTGGGTGTGCGTCCCGCCTTGCCCTTGTGTTGCGTCTGCTCCTCTGTCTCCTCGGGCAACTCCGCAGGCTCCCAATGCAGACCCTTCGCCGCGTGCTTGATGACGATGTCCGTGGTCGGATGCCCATGCTCATCCAGCGCATCCGCCCGATTGCCCCGCTTGGCCAATAAAACTTTAAAGATTCCTTCGTGTTTCGTGGTCTGGAGCACGCAGATCGCCCGAGCCCAGTTCGTTAGCTCACTCGATCCCAGCCCGATGTAGGCGTAGTCATTCGCATTCCAATGCGCCCGGCTCTTCGAGTCGCTCTGCGGCTTGCCGGTGTGGTGACTCCACACCCATGCGAACCCATGCTCGAACGCCAACGGGTTGCACAGCTCCCGCAGAAAGTGCGAGGCCACCGCCTGCTGGGAAATATCGTCGCCGATGAAAGACAGCAACGGATCCCCATACACTAGGTCGAACGGCCCGTGCTTTGCAATCAGCTCCCGGATCACCTCGATGAACGCCTCACCCGTCTGAGCCGTCACCCGCGCCACGATCACATTCTCCCGCAGGATATCCACCGCCTCGCGTTGCGTCATCTTACTCTGCGCCACCACATAAGACATCACGCCCTGGACAACCTCAGCCATGTCGCCCATGTCGTTCTCAGCCTGCACGATCAGGCACTTGAGCTTCTGCTTGGGCTTCATGCCGAAAAACGGCATCCCCAGCGCCCAGGTCATCGCCTGCTGGAGAGTGTAGCTTGATTTGCCGATGCCAGACTGCCCGAGCAGCAGGAGCTGCCCGCCACGGCACAGCCAGCGGTTCCCCACCAAGGTGCTGGAGTCATCCTCCGCCTTGTAACTCCACAGCTCCTCAAAAGTATGCATCTCCACGCCCACCATCGACGCCCGAGGCTTCGCCAGCGTCTTGAGCTCCTCCAGCGCCTCCGCCACAGGCATATCCCCCGAGGCCAACCTCTGACCGATCTTAGTCGCCTTGCGCTGCGCGGCCGCCGAGGCAATGTCAGCCAGGTATTCCGACACGACCGCGCCACCCGCCGGGTTGTAAGCCAGCGACGAGTCCGCCATCACCAAGCCATCCCGCCAGCACACCATCCCCGACTCCTGCGCCGTCCGCTCCGCCACCTTCAGCAAAAACGGATCCCGCTCGATGGCCTCGAGGATCGTCGTGCCCGTCGTCGCCTTCTTGGCGTGGTGGAGCCGGTGCGCCGCAGCGTAGTAAACACCATTCAGCACCGAGACAAAACTATCCGGGTCCACAATCGCCGACCTCGGCACGCCGGCGAATCCAGCGACACTAATATAGCCGACGACGGCGCTCTCTTTCTCAGGGTATTGCATTAAAATTATTCCTTCACATCCCCCGCATACACCGCCACAGCCAGCGCCGCCCACAGGTGGAAGCGCATGCCGTAGGTCGGGCCGGGGTTCTTCTTCGTGCCCTGCGGCCCGAGGCGGTCGATGAGCGCCTGGCGCACATTGGCATCCTTCGCCCTGGGGGAGTGGCAGAGGTGCAGCTTCGCATCGCGCCGGTAGACCAAGCGCGGCTCCACCCGAGCCACTTCCACGAACCGCCCAATCCACACACAGGTCTCGAAGACCTCCTTGCCCACCGCCATGCCGTAGGAGGCGATCATCTCACAGGCAACCGCGTCATACTCGCGGCCAATGAGGATTTGGCGGATCTCCGCATTCGGCAGGTGGTCGGCCTCGAGGATCCGGCGCCCGTCCCAAAGGACAAACGCCGTCTCGGTAGTGCCGGGATCGAGGGCAAGGATCGTCATATGAGGTCGGGCAAATTCCGACGCTGCGAGGCGCCTCTCACCCAATCCCGCACGGCCTCGATGGTCTTCTCATCGAGGTCGGCAAACGCGCCGGCGCCGTGCTTGAGACGGCTCCGGCACTCTTGGTCCAGATCGTTCAGCACCAGCAAGGCATCCAGCCCCGACTGAGCGTAGCGCATCTCGGCCTCGTCCTCCGGCAAGTCGAATTCCAGAATCCCCTTCATATGGTTAAAACGGAATGTCGTCCGAGGTTTTGGGTGCAGGTTTCGTTGGCGCCTTCACATCATCGCCCCGGTCGATCTTCGCCACCCGCTCGGCCAGCGCCTCGATCACCGTGGCATCCACCTCGTTCTTCGGAGCCATCTCCGCCGGGTTCAGCCACTTCACCTTGTGCCGAGTCTCCCCGTTGTATTCTTCGGAGTCCACCGTGATCCGAGCCATCTGACCCGCAAAGCTCGCCGCCCCGCTGGCCAAGGACTTGATGTCCCAGTTCTTGCCAAAGCAATCGTCAAGAGTCTGGATCGTCCGCCGCGCCGCGGCCTCCGTCAGGTAGCCCCTCCACACGATCTCGCGCCCCTCCTGCGAGCCCGCATCGGTCACAAGCAATGGAATGCGAATGAATTCGCTCCCGCTCCCCGACACCCCGATCCAGCCATTCCCCGGCGCCTTCACCTTGCAAAGGTATCGGCCCGACTCGTTCACATATCTATTTTCGTTGTCCATATTAGTTTAGTTGTTTGGTTGTGTGTAGTTTTTAGATTCTAAAAATTTCTCAAGATCACTGATTCGGATGCGGTAACACCGGCCCGAGATTCTTATGTGCGGGATTTCGCCGGCACGGCATTTTTGCCAGAATGCGGATTCTGATAAACCTAAGTATGTTGCAGCTTGTTTGCATGACATAAGCGGTTGGTTTTCCATATATTAGTTTAGTTGTTTGGTTTGTTTGGTTTTCACTTGTCTGAGTTGTTTTGTTGTAGATCCGGTGCGCACATGCGCGTTCAGCGGTTCGCGGCCCAGTTGAGCCGCCCACTCGCGGTAGGCTTTGCCGGACATCTTTCCCCCGAGTGCCAGGATGATGGATTCCACCGGCGCATTCGTCTCCCGCGCCACCCACAGAATCCCCTCGACATCAAAGTATTCGCGGCCCTTAACCTCGGTGAGCTTCCAGCCATCGACCTCGCGGCCGTCCTCGAGCATCGCCTTGAGCGCCTCCAGAGCCGGTTCGGCGATGGCTTTTTCCACGGCCTTCCACTGCGCCACGAATTGCCCGAGCTTTTCCGGCGACTCCATCACCCGCTCCAGCATCGAAGACAGGGTAGGGGACTCCGCCGCGATCACGGCCAAGCCCTCCTCCACAGGCTTCACTACGGCAGGGCAAAAATCGGAATTGGCACACCAGCCGCAGTATTCCGACGCCCGAGGCTCCGCTGCGGGGTCATTCACCTCGGCAATAATGCGTTCCACGATCTGCTTCGCCTGTTCCAAGGTGAAGCGGTAGCTCTTCACCACTTGGTGGTCGCAGTAGAGCACATGAGCCGTATATTCCTCCTCGAAAGTCATGTGCATCATGGCGTAACAATAGGCCGCGAGCTGCTCGGCATACCCGCGTAACTGCCCCCTCTTAAGGTCTGCCACCCAGCCGAGCTTGGTGCAAAGCGCATCCGCCGTGCCGATGTGCGCAATTCCCGGCGTATGCATGGCCAGATACTCCTCCCGAGTCTCGATGGTGCCGGTCCGCTTGTAGTCCTCCATGAGGGCGACCGCCCACTCGATACCTGGGCGTTCTTCCGCCGGCAGCGCATCGATTTTCGAGCGGTCGCCCTGCAACCCCAAACGAAAAGCCTCGTCTCCTCTTATCCCCCGCTCTGCAGCCGGACCCGCTGGCCCCGGCTTCGGTGTGTATTTCGGGCAAGCCGCCAGTTTCGGCAGCATGCTGTGTCGTATGTTATTCATGATGATTATTATTTAAAAATTTTGCGTATGCTTTTCCTGTCAGTTTGCCTCGAGAGGCTAAAAATCTGTCGCAGGCGGCGTTGATTTCATCGCAACTTGAGGCCGAGAGGTAGGGGGGCAGCGCTCGAATGTCTTCTGGCGTATAGATATCAACACGCAGTTTTCGTGTGCGCCACCCCTCGGGGGAGGTTTTGATTTGGAACAAACCACCCGCCTCCCACAAAGCATCCAGGGATTCCCTCTCGAGTGTCACCTATGCGGCCTTCGTTACTGCCTTAAGGAAATCCTCCGGCCTCGCCGAGACTTGGTCCCGCAGTGCCGGCGGCATATCCCGCCAAGTCTGGCCCTCCGAGATTTTGCCCTTAGCGAGCAACCAGGCATTCACCGCCTCCGCATGCGGCTCGAGGTAGGTCTCCAGAGGTTCCGCCGCTGCATAAGCCGCAGCCGCAGCCACCACCGGAGCCTTCACCCCCCCGAAAAGGGAGGAAATGCTCGAGTATTCGAGCGGCAACTCATCCGCCAGCTCCGAGCGAGTCTTCGCATCGTAAGCCGCCGCATGGGTCGTAAAGAGCACCCGCTCCTTGCCACCGCGGCCCTTGGCCTTGCCCGACTCGCTCTCGACAATGCGAGTCTTGAAATTAAGAAAGAAAAGGTGATCCACCCACTCCTTCACCAGCGGCCCCGTCTGCTTGATGAGCTTGAGCTCATAGCGGTCGTAGGCTTGCACCTGATCCGGCGGCTCCACCCGCTTCACTTGAGCGTGACCGATCAGCACCACATGGATCCCCGCATCGATCAGCCGATCCAGATCGTTGAGGAAACGAGCCATCCGCTCCGAGGCCATCGTAAAGCCCTTCCCATACGGAATCTCCTCCAGCGACTTGATCTTCTTCTCCGCCTTCAGATCCTCGATACACAGGCGCTCTGCCCAATCGATAGAATCCAGCACCACCGTCTTGTAGCCATAGCTCCCCGAGGCCAGCTCCCGCACCACCTCCAGCAGCTCCGCCCAAGTCCCGATCTCCTGCCGAGGCACATCCAGGTGCGCCGTCCCCTTCTCCACATCGAGAAAGACCGGCTGCGGCATTTTGGCGGCCAGCGTGGTTTTGCCAACGCTTTCCACCCCATA